TCCTGCAAGTGCCACTCCAAATATATTTGAACTGACCAAGTTGGCCAGATTCGAAGTCCCAGACACGTTCAGAGAGGTTCCTGCAAGTGAAGATCCAAATATATTGGAACTGACCAAGTTGGCCAGATTCGAAGTCCCAGTTACATTCAGTGAGTTTCCTGCAAGTGAAGATCCAAATATATTGGAACTGGCAAGATTCGCTAGATTCGAAGTCCCAGACACGTTCAGAGAGGTTCCTGCAAGTGAAGATCCAAATATGTTGGAGCTGACTAGATTTGCAAGATTCGAAGTCCCATAAATATTCAAAGTGACTCCTTCTGTGTATGTGAGGTTGGACAGGCCAGATGCGTTTACAGTGTCTGTAACTACTGCCAGAAGATTAGCCTGTGCAGATACATTAAGTCCACCGAGGAATGCAGCTCCTCTAATATTTGAGCTGATCAGATTAACTAGATTTGAGGTACCAGACACATTGAGTGTACTAAGATATCCTGATCCAGTTATGTTTGGGCTAACAATGTTAAGAAGGTTACTTGTCCCAGACACATTCAGTGATGTAAGGTTTGCAGAACCTCTGTAAGATTCACTATATATGTCAGATACATTGGCGGTAGATAGAACATTTATAGAACTTATATTTAGATTCTGTGATATATATACGTTTCCTCTGACTTCTATTTCCGTGTCTGAAAATAAAGCTCCATCTGGGTAATTAAATACGCACTGTCCAGTTCCTAGAATTTTTAGAGCAGGATGGTCTCCTAGAGCTGTGAAGAAAGCGACTTGCTGATCTGGAGCACCTTCCGCTTGTGTAACGGAGAATGCTGGACCAGTCCCATAATTTACTATGGTTATTGAATTTGATGTTAGTATGTTCTGTGCTACGTTAAATGTGTTACCGGATATGAGAATATTAGAAACAAAAAGTGTATCTATTTCGGCAACATTCGAATGAAGTGTAAAAAGATTACTCGTCCCTGACACGTTGAGTGTATCTAGATGACCAGATCCTCTGACGGTACTACCAAATATATTGGAGCTGACCAGGTTCGCAAGGTTTGCCGTGTCTGACGTATTTAAAGTACTAAGATAGGCCCTCCCAGTTATGTCTTCACTGTAAATGTTGGCAAGGTTTGATGTACCTGATACATTCAGAGAATTCAACAGACCAGTTCCTCTGATGTTGGAACTAACCAAATTTGTAAGGTTGCTCGTTCCAGCTATATTTAGGGATGAAACAGAAAGTGACCCTACATTTGCTGTACCAGTCACATTAATAGTTGGGAGTGTGCTAATTGACAATCCAGAAATATTTGCAGTGCCAGTTACATTTAGAGTGCTTATCACAGCCTGTGATGCCTGCAGAGTCCCTGTGAGTTTAAGATCAGATGGAAATGCAAAAAGATCGAAAGAGTCGTTTGCTATACTATCGTATACATATGCAGAATTCTTGAGAGAATCTGACATTCTTGGTATTACATGGTAGAATAAATCCGAAGAGTGAATGAGTTATTCTCTGCACCATTAAAAGACACAACTTGATTATCCTTGTCCAGCCATCTTATCGTAAGTCGTGAGAGAGAATCGATTGATTTAGGGTACCATATGGACATTATATAGTCGGTATGTTCCTTGAAACACTTTATACCTCCGCTTGCAATATCCATTGGTATCATTGCGAATGAGTGTGCAATTGTATTCCCTGAGAATGTGTTACCAGTGAGTGGCTTTGTATCGAGTGTATACTGTGTTCTGAGTTCTTCAATGTCAAGAAACAGGTATTCATTTGCACTCATATTGATTACATTGCTCGACTTGATGATTTCTTTGTTTCCATATATTGGATGTCCGGTGTAAAATGTATCAACTGTAGATGTTATTTCAGTACCTATCGGCAAACCTGTAAGTGCAGCCATCTGTGAACTGTAAGCGTTGAGAGTAAATTGAGTGTCTCTGAAAAATATAAATTTTCCTTCGCCCTGAAGATAGTTCACAGTGAGACCAGATGATACCGCATTCACCGCATTCTGAATGTATGATGAAAGGGTTGGTGCAGAATAGAATCCTGGTGCGAGCTTGAGTGTGGTGGTGCCGTACTTCAAGTCATCTGATCCGTTTGAAAGGTTGTATATTGTGTTTGGTACCCTGGCTGATACGAGATCTACCCGATAAACACCTCTGATAATCTCCGGCAGGTACAGAGAGTATGTGTTTCCATAAGGTTCAACACGATTGTTCGAATCAACATAAAGGTACTGAACCCTGTCATTCATCTTTACAGTAGACCCTCAACAAAAAATCACCTGAAATCTGCAAGGGTGTCCTGTACTCATCAAACCATCGAGGTGTTATCCGATGGATGGTATCAAGAGGTTGTGGATACTTCACAGTACACATGAGGTCACTCGATTCATTGAAAACCTTGGTCCCTCCTAGAGGAGTATCTAAAGGGAATGTTGCAAAGTACCCATTCATAAATGGGTGTCTGAGTTCTTCAATATCTAAAAAAACCTGTGTCGGTAATGTGATCCCAGGGCCCTCTCCCTGGAAGTAGTATTCCCTTGTCACCTCATCAAACAAAGACGATGAATATGTTTTACCAGGTGTAAACCCAAGAATAGTAAATACATTAGAGGTTCCATCTAGCACATTAGATATCGCTCCTGCGGTTATGACTACTTTTGTAAAGTAAGATACTGGATCTCTCGTTATTGTAAACTCCGACATGTTCCACCCAGACAAGTATGTTATAAGTGTCGACTGGTCATAGAATCCCTGAGGGACATGAATAGTCCGGCCGTCAATAGTTATGTATTCACCGTCTACAACAGTAGGAATTGTCCTGGACACTGTTGCCGAAACCAAGTCAGCCCTGACGATCCCTTTTATGGGCTGTGTCAGATATGATCCGTCGCTTGATACATGCACATACATCTATACTTATATTCTAGGATATTCGATGATGTTTACACACATGTTTGGGTAAGAAAGACACATGTTAACCTTGCTGAGCATCTTCTGCTTCGAAACCCGCATACCCTGATTAGTCTTTCCTTTGAAAGCAGGTGAATCTGCAGGGAGTGTTTGTATGACGTCTTTTATAAACTGTAGAGCCGAAAGAGTATATGAGTAATATTTGGTCCATGGCTGACCAGAAATCTTTGGAGGTATTCTGTTTGCATGGTACATGATGGAATACGTTTGGCAAAACTGATTCGTCCCGAGAACCTGGTATTCGTTGTATGGGTCGAACGCTTTTTTGTCTCCTGGTTTTCTTGCATACCAGTGCCCCGATGATCCGAATTCGTGAGAAAATCCGATCGAAGGTACATTTACATCTGTTCTCAGTGTTGTCCTGTCAGAAATTGAGAGACTTGGAAAAAAGGAATTTATAGTTGCAGGGTCTCCCATAAAATCAGCCAAGGGCTGCAGGTACTCATCGGCCCACTCCTGATCGAGTATTTTTATGTATTCTTCTGACGCGACCCATTTCTGAAATTTCTTAACCTTTGCAAAAGTTGGGTACACCTGGTTCGCCAGATTCTTGTAGTCTTCCATTGTATATACTACATCACAAGATTTTAGCAGGTTTGGGATATTATAGCTACAGTGAAGCAAGAACACACTGCCAAAACGAATGAGAGTATCTTGGTGGGTGTTTTAAAATCATTCACGTGTATTTCGAGGGGCTGTTTTATTTCATGAAAAGTTCTGCATAACGGGCAATTTGGGAGACACTTCAGGTAACACGATAAGTGCAAGGATTGTCTGCAGCAGTGGGTCTGTACAGTTGACTCTGTGGTACCCAAAATTTCAAAGCACAATGGGCACTCCATTGTCTAGAGTTTACACACAATAAATAGTTAGAACATGCATCTCCAAATCATCTCATGGGTTGCTTCAGACGAAGGGCAAGAAGGCAGAGAAAGGTACATTATAAATATATTTGGTAGAACTGATCAGGGTGATGCACTTCACGTAAAGGTTCACTACAAGCCGTGTTTTTACCTGAAGTGCAACCAGTTTCCTGCTATATTCTCTGAGAGGTTCAAGCACGAAAAAATCAAAGGTAGGAGATCTGTGTGGGGGTATACACCAGACACACAAACATTTTACAAGGTTACATTTGATTCTTTGAGATCGAGGAGATATGGTGAGATGACACTGAAAAAGATGCCTATATTTGAAGCGAACATTGATCCTGTTCTCCGTTTCATGCACGACAAGTCTATCGCATCAACTGGATGGGTTGAGATACCCGATGGGTTTGTGAATGGGTCGGAGCTTAGGGCTGGGTACATCAAGCCAATTCCGAGATTTGACATTGCACCAATCAGGATCATGTCACTTGATATAGAATGTTATTCTGCAGATGGGAGCTTTCCTGACGCGTCAAAACCTGACGATTGCGTTTTTCAGATTGCAATGACTACACGTACATGGGGTTCTGATTCAATTGATGAATGTCTGCTTTGCATGTCAGAGTTCAAGAATGAAAAGGCTCTCATTGAAGAATTTGGAAGGAAAATGAGACAGATTGATCCTGATGTGGTTACTGGGTGGAATATATTTGGCTTTGATTTGGAATACCTGTACAAACGGATGAATCTTGCAGGGTGTAATCCTCTTGCGCATCACTGGGGAAGGGATCATGATCATCCTGTTACTCTTGTATCAAAGCGGCTTGCGTCGAATGCGCTAGGGAGTAATCTTCTGAATATGGTTCCAATGTTTGGGAGGTATGTGTTTGATCTGTTCCAGGAGGTGAAGCGAGAGCAGAAGTTTGAGAGTTATAGTCTCAACAATGTTTCAAAGGTTCTCCTCTCTGACCAGAAGATTGATATGCCCATCAAGGAAATGTTCAAGAGGTTTGCCAGGTGGAAGGAGTCTGGTGACCCTGAAGAACTCAAGGAGATAGGTGACTATTGTATCAAGGATACCCTGCTACCTCATAGGATCATGGACAGATTGTGCACAATTCCGAATCTTATTGAGATGGCAAAGGCTACATGGGTTCCTTTGAACTATCTCTCTGAGAGGGGTCAGCAAATCAAGGTGTTTTCGCAGATTGCCAAAAAGGCTTCGGAGCTCGGGTTTATGATTCCAACATTTTATAAGAAGGATAGTGACGTTCCAGATGAAAAGTACAAGGGTGCAACAGTTCTTGACGCAGACATTGGGGCTTATTACGACCCTGTGGTTGCGCTCGACTTTGCGAGTTTGTATCCGAGTATCATGATGGCTCACAATCTGTGCTATTCTACAATTCTTCTTGGTGGGGCGAGTCACCCTGACGAAGAGACTGTTGGTGCTGCGAGGTATGTGCAGAATGTGCCCGCTCTTCTTCCAGAGGTTCTCAGAGAACTCAAGCAGTTTCGCAAGCAGGCAAAGAAGGATATGGCTTTGCACAAGGGTACACCACTTGAAGATGTATACAATGCAAAGCAGCTTGCATACAAGGTTTCGATGAATTCAGTCTATGGGTTTACTGGTGCATCAAAGGGGTTCTTGCCGTTGGTAGACATTGCAAGTTCAGTGACGGCCAAGGGGAGAGAGATGATCCAACAGACGAAGGATCTTGTAGAATCTGAATTCGAGGGGGCAAAGGTGCGGTACGGAGATACGGATTCTGTGATGGTTCAGTTTGATGTGGGAAATCTCAAAGGTGATGCGGCTATTAGGAGGTCATGGGAGCTTGGAGAACAAGCT